ATCTGGTTCAAAAATTATTTCTTGTTCATCTTCTTCGGATTCCTCAAAAGAAATACCTGAATTTTCATTACCTAACATATTTTCTTTTAAATCCTTAGGAACTAAAACTTTACTATAATTTATTATAGGTTGCACTTCATTATTAGCATTATATTGAATAGTTATAATTTTATCTATCAATGCTTGTGATATATGATTTCTATTCAAATCTCTATAAACTAATGCTCTAATCATTTCTGTGATAAATCCTAAATCACCATAAAAATGTTTTTTATTTATATCACATCCATAATCTACTAAATGTTTTATTAATGATATAGCACACTCATCTACACAAGCTTCAACTAATTCTAATTCTTGTTGTTCTCTTTCTTCACCAACTGTTACATTCTTAATAGAATGTTCATCAACCATATTATCAAATGGTTTTATTTTTCCACCATTGGGGAATTGTATAATATTATCTTTATCTTTACTCAACTTTCTCTCCTTTGAAATTGACTAGACCTTGGTCATCAAAATATTCAACTAACTGATGATACCCACCAATTAATTCACCATCAATTTTTATTTGTGGCATTGTTTTAACTTTTCTTCCTATATCTTCTAACATATCATCTACTGTTTTAAAATCTTCTAATTTTTTTTCATCATACTTTACACCAAGACTATTTAACATAGTCTTGGCTTTAGTACAGTATATACAATTGTTTTTACTATAAATTACTACTTTCATTTGAACTCATAGCATCCCAATTATACATCTTATTTAACTCACCCATAGGTAGTCTTAATCCAACATATGCACGATAATTACCATCTTTAGTAATTGTAACATCTTGTTTAAAGATTTCATACCCACGAACTGGAATATCTTGTATTGAATTAACTAAGGCACTTTCAACTTCAGTTATAACATGTTTTTCTTTATCTTTACCGATTTCAGAAATGAACTGTTTACTTTGTTTGTTCATTGTGCCTTTTATCATATCAGCAATTTCAGATTTTGCAATCATCTTCGCCTTCTCAATCGCAAGGTTTAAATCAGGCGATACAGATGTACCTGCCCCAAATATACACATACCTTCTTGAGTATCTTTACCACATAGTTTCATGTTAGAATAATCTGCCATGAACCAACCTGGAACTGTTGTTATTAAATCCGTGCTTTCAGTTTTAAATGAATACATTGGATTGTTTGTTGTTGAACATGCACCTAATGTTAATGCAAATACAACTATTATATAATTTTTCATTATATTACTCCTATCACTCTATCAATAACACTATTTATACTGCCACTAAGATGTATTACAACTTCTTCAATCGTAAGACTAGTCATAGTAATAATAATGAATCCAAGAGTAAATATTATTATATTTTTAATCATTGGACCTCCCAATCACCAGATTTTGTAAGACATGCTTTTCCTGGTGTTTTAAAAGCATGATTCGGTCTATCATAATACCTGCAATAACTTGGTGCATTTGTATCACGATAATAAAATTCTGAAAACAATTCCCAATAACCTGGTTCATCAAAATTTTTTCTGCCGTCTGCACAGATTAATTTTTCTTCTTTGGTTACGGTATCACCTTTTGTTGTTATTATAATTTTTGTAAAACAATATTGTTGTTTTATTGGTTTTACTTTAGGGTGAAATTCTTCATCTGCAACTGCACCTGCCCATACAAATACCCATGATAATAAAATCAATTTGCAAAATACTATAAATCCATATTCATTATTATTCATTTGCACTCACCCACTCTCCTGTATAAGGATTTTTATATGGTTTTTCTAACCATCTACCATCTGGCATTTGACATGCCGTTCCAAATTCTGTTCTTCTGTCTACATTACCCATACCAATAACTGGCCATGAATTTGTTATATCAACGGTCACATCATAATCAACACATTTAAAAGGTCCTTGATAATATAAACTTGTTGTTTTTATTATACCACTATTACCTGTATTTCTGTTGTGCCAATTTGTATATGATGAACCACTTGTTGCAACATTCATGTGGTCTACAAAAGTGCCATAGTGAACATCATAGTCTGACTGATACATATATTCTGCACCTGCAATTGCACCACCTAAAGTACACATTGCAATTACATATGGATTGTCAATACCCATTTGAACACAAGCAACTGTCGTTGTTGTTGCACCTAAACCGGCGCCGATTTGAGACCTGGTCGCCAAACATCCTTGTAAGGACAACCCAATCAATACGATAGCGAATGTTCTAAGCATTCTTTTTTGCTGGATACTTATTATATTTTCCTTTGTCATTTGCTATCTCTCTACACATTTGTTGTATGTCTTTTATCATTGTATCAATTTCTATCTGTGATGATACTCCACTTGTTTCATCATCCTGATGACCGTATTTTGCTATCCTTAACTGTTCTGACTTATCATAAATTACACGAATTTTGTCGCACATTGAACTTACTTTATGATACATTTTTTCCTCCCAAGGTTAAAATGAGGTGCCCAATTAAGGGCACCCCTAGTTTCAATTAAGAACCGTAAGCGAAACCTGTTCCATAAAGTTTCTTGATACCAGCAGCCACAATCGCTTTAGATGGTGTTCCCATACGATATGAAGTGTTGTTACCATTAGTGCCTGTGTTTTCATTGATATAAATCATGTGTCCTTCTGAGCGTAATGTATCAACCATTGCTCTAGGTGATGTTAAATCAAATCTACTTCTTAGGGTTCTCCAGAATACTGGTTGTCCTTTAGATAGTAAGTTTAACACTTTTTCTTTTTTGCTTAGTCTAGCTCTTGCCATAATATTTCCTCGTTGTTGTTATATTGTGCATTTAAAGTCTACATGACTATTACATTTATAGTAATTCTTTATATTATAGGACATTTTCAAGCATATGTCAAGCTTTATTTTCATCTTTTTTATGTTTGACATATCCTCGTTTATCTCTCTTTTTCCTATCCACCTCAACGGTGGCTTTACAAAACCGTTTTAACCATTTTTGAACAAAGTTTCTAGTCTTACTCACAATCAGGTTCTTCCTCAGTTTCAGTTTCGGTTACAGGTTCATCTTCTGCAACTGTTATTGTGATGACTTTTTTGCCATCAACATCTAATGTTATTGTTTTATTATCCGAATAAACAGGATAACTTCCCAATAATAATAATATCATAATTAAATTTTTCATTAATGTATACTCCTATCTTTCATTTCTAATTCCATATTTCTTTCAAATTCTTCAATTTCCACATTATATTCTGCAATAACTGTATCAATATAATCTAAAATTTCTATCTTAATTGGGTCATCTGATTTTAATATTGAAACGCTTGCTTTAATTAAAACTAATTGTTCAATAAATTTTAAAAACTCATGTGGCATTTTTGTCCTCACTTGATAATAATAATATAATATAATGAATCGCCTTTATTAAATCTTTACGATTCTTTCCCATTTTCTTACCATAACGAATCAAATATTTAATTGCATTTGCCTGGCAGAAATCTTTGTCAATGTCTAAATTTCTAAAAACATCCATGGCTTGCATACCATGTTCATCGGTAGAATAATGTTCTCCGTATGTATTGGCAATATACTCACCAATTTCTTTTAATATTTTATCTTCATTATATTTCATAATTAACTATCTATCCAATCTGTTGCTGATTCTTCTTGTTCCGATTTTTCTAATACTTTTTCTATCTGTACGAAATAACACCAGTTAGAACCAAATGTAACTGCACCAGTATAATTTAGTGAAGTATCATATGTCTTAGCATTTAGACTTGTTGGTAACTCGGCAGCTATATCTGTAGGTTCGGTTGCAATACCGATATTAGTTATAACTCCTTCTCTACCTTTCATGTCTTGTATTTTATCGCCTATATTAATTATCATAATGTATCCTTTTTAGTTAGTGTTTTGTTTGAAATAAATGTTCCTTGTCATAACCAAGACCAAGTGTATAACAAATATACCCTTTATCATGTTCTTTGTCAAGCCCCTCGGCCTGTAAAATCCATTTTATTGCGTCTTCTCTATTTTCTGCACCTAGAGATAGTGCTTCATCAATTCTACTTTCAAAGGCCTTTAGATTATCTTCTTCTTGCCTTTTTTCAATTTCTGCCTCACGCTTTGCTACTTCACAAAGGTGATTTAATTCTTTTTCTAAATCTTCATTAGTCATTTCTTTAAAGTTATAATGTCTACTTTTTACACCATATGCTTCTT